GCCGTGTAAGCAAGTCCCAGCACATGGGAAAAGACACTCTTAACAGGGCCATAGCGAAGCTTTGCGGTATTGAGCCTGGCAGGAAGAAGCAACCGCCCAATGTTATGGGTGATATTGAATATTTTACCGTTCATGATCTGCTAAGAACGAGCCGGAGCTTACTATGCCACTACACCCGCTTCTCTTTACCAGCTATACGGTATTTGAGTCTCCAGCTTTTGGCTCCGTTTGGAAATATTTCAAGATACATACCACCACCATCGGCAAGTTTGTATGACTTTTCTTTTGGCTTAGCAGAGTCAATTTGTCGGGCTGTCAGCTTCATTTGGGGGCATCCAGTTGATTGAACCTGGCAATGCCCCCTATCCTGCCCTCAATCGAAACAAGAACGCAATAGGTGACCCTGGACCAAACTGGACCACAGAGAATTGTTATATTCTGATTTTAAAGGAAAAAGTAGACCAGAAAGGAGGTTAATAGAAGAAAAGATGGTACGCCCTACAGGATTCGAACCTGTGACCTACGGCTTAGAAGTTCCTAGAATGACCTTTTAACACAGTTACTTACCGCATCCTGCCGCGCTCACACGTCCCATGATGCGAAAACACGCAAAGGCCTGAAAAGAGATTCAAACCTTTGCATGTCTCAAATCTGTCCCATCAGATAATCGGGCGCAGAGGTTCATAAACGGACACCACTTCGGCCGTCACTTTCCCCAGCACAATGATGCCTTCCATGCCCTCTCCGTCGATCGTTTCTCCGTCTGAGGTGATAATCCCTGAACTGAACAATCTGCCCAGTTGCGGGAACTCGGCTATCTGGAATGCAATCTTGTCGCCCGGCACTGGCTTCAGAGATTTGTCCGCCAGCACGAACCCGTCCGGTGTCTCAATCAGGATCATGTTGTTGCGGTGAGGCATCAGTACATCGTTCAGGTCGATGCGCCGCTCGATGTAATCGGACGCTGGTGATGGAAATCCCATAGTTACCTCACATATCCCATATTGCGGAGTGCCCAGGTCTTATTCTCGCTTTCCTCTGTGACCAGCTCGAAGAAGAAGTTCTGGTAGTAGCGTATCCACCGATTGCACTCTGCCAGCGTCCATACGTGATTCAGGTCATCCAGCCGCTTCTGGAAAGCCGCAGTGGTGACAATTTGCCTGCCCCGACCGTCCTTGGTTATCGCTCCAGTAAACGCCGCGTGTATGTCACTCTCTCTTGCCATGATAAATCCTCCTCTGATAAATACTGTATGGATAAACAGTAATATCGATCGGTACTTTTGATCAAGGCGGAGCGGCGCACAGATTTGTAAAGGGGTTGATGGCGAAGGATTTTTAGTTGGCGGACACTTCGGGTGAAGACTAATCTCAAATTACACCCGCAGCCCGCTGAGACTGGCGCGGTACACTCTGCCCCGTCGCCGGGGCTTTTTTATGCATCTAGGCCGTCTATCGCTTTCATTCTGCCCTGCAGCTCTGCAATAACCGCGTCCTGCTTTTCAATCTTATCCATCAAAGCCAGGATAGCCTCGTGGTGAAGCGCTGCGGCCACACCGGTAGTATCCGGTGCCAGAACGTCTTTAACGACAGTTCCATCTGACATTGTCATGTCGCCGTAGACAGAAACGGCTGAGGGGAAAGCGGCCTGAACATCCTGCGCAATAAAACCAATACCCGGTGTGAAACGGTCAAGCCTGTCCCATGTAACACCTTTGATGAGGCGCATCTTCACCAGTGGATCTTCTATTTTTTTAATATTGGTTTTTATCCGTTTATCGGATGACGAAACCCACTGCTGAGGTGCGTAAGCATTTCCGTTGTTTCTGAACTCAAAAAGTATATTGTTGCCAAAACCGTTTAAAGCCACATAGCCGGAAAACTTAACACCGCTTTGCTCCTGACAAAGAAGCGCGGCGTAGGCACCACGAGAGTCACCCATGGCGCCCCGCCCACTAAGCACGGACTTAACAAATGCAGAGTTATAATAACCTCCTCCTGCATCAGTGATTTTTTTGGCAATTACCTCTCCGGAATCTACCAGAACGTCACCATTGTAAAACTTAGCCCCACCTGACTGCCCAAGCGGGCCAGAAATAGTGGTTGAGCCATTTACAGTAAGATCGTTATCGACGGTTAAATCACCTGTGATTTCACCGCCAGATTTGTCGAGCTTGCCTGAAATAGTCTGTGCGATTCCATTCCACGCAGGGCCCGTCCACGATGTTCCATCTGGCAAATTGACTGTCACGTTACCTGAGCCGGTAAATATCCCCTGCCAGTTAGCCTTGTCAAGATTGAAGCCACGCACTGCATAGGTAACCTGAGCGGCAAGTTGAGCGGTGATTGCCGTCATTGTACCAAAGGGTACTGGCGTCCAAGCTAACCCGGATGCAGCTGGTCCGGTGTATGACTGAGCAAGTGTTAAAGCCGTGTTGGAATCGACTGACTTAATACCTAGCGTATAAGCAACACCACCCACAACGGACACTACGAAATCGTTAGCTTTAAGCTCTGTTGTAAATGAAGTCCCGGTGCCGGTAACCGCGGTTGAATTATTAGTTAGTGCAATAGTGCCTGCTGGCATAGCTTTCTCCGGGCAATAAAAAACCCGGCGCGATGCCGGGTGTTATTTGGAATGGTTTCCAGTTATCTCAATTAAGCAAAATAAAGCCAACCATCTTGTTAATTCACTTAATCACAAAAACCGTGCATGATCTAAAATCAGCACATAATCAGAAAAGGATATTTAAATGAAAAAGGTAATGACTATCATTTGTGTTGCAATGTCTCTATCAGCTTGCGTCTCAAGCTCTCCACCCATTTGCTATAACGAAGCTGTTATCTATAAACAAAAGTACGACATTGCTGTGTTTAAAGTTGAAGACGGCAAATACCTTGCTGGCAAGCCTTTTTATACCTGGACAGACAAATCCCAGTTTACCGACACGGCAGCATGCGATCGATTACACCCCTAGCGCCTGCCTGTAGTAAGAGTCATAGGCGTTGCAGAATATGAAAGCGGGAGGTCCGCAAGAGTAACTCGGCGGCCTTCCCTGTGGAACCTGATAATTAGATGATGAAAACAGATCGGCACCGCTAGCCTCAAATTGACCAGAGCTATTTATACCTCCACTGTAGCAGTTATATAGAGTAATACCTGTGTTCGGGAAGGCCGGATCAAAAGGCTGGCTTACCACCACAGAAACACCGCTGGTAGATGCAACCGGCTGTCCCGCATTAGTAATTGAGCCAGATTGCATCTGAAGCGGGAGGCAGTTGCTGTGCCATACCATTTGTCCATTGTTGTACATGAAGAACCCGCCAGAGGGCACGTTCACCATCATTTTGGCAAAAACATAGATTCGGGTAGCCGTCATCTGATAGCCAAAGTTAGGCCTGAACTGCAGCGCCCAGTATCCGTTCTGGTTTACCTCGGTCCACCACACATGATTGAAACCAGATGCCGCCAGACTCCTGTGAAAGGCTATAAATGGAATGCTTACCGGAACGTTGGTTTGCACTACCTGACCAAACGTAGGAGTAAGGTCGATAACCTGAACGAGGTTAAAGGGTGTGAATGTCGGAGCAAGCTTAAATATCGGAGGATTAACCGAATAATCGTTATATACAAATCCGGCATAGCTTAATGTAGTAGTAGGCGTAGCCGTTACGATTAACTTTGAGACGATATCTACCCCGGCCCATGATACCGTCTGGCCGGATACAGAAACGGTGTAGTCTATATTTTTTGGCCCGGCTGAAGTTCTTCCGCCAATTATTGACGCACTTATCGTGAATCCCGGTAAGTTGTAACCTTTGCTGCCATCCCCTGACACTGACGCCACGTCAGCAATGAAATTGTATGACATGGCGTTTACAGCATCAAAAGAGGTTCCGTTAATAAAAGCCTGAAATCCTGCCATTACCTCTGAATCCCCATTGAGCACACCAACTGACCGCTTGCGTTGTACCAGGCGGCCCCTCTGTTATCCAGCACAAACTTACCCTGACCTGAAACTGGTCCGTTAAGCTCAAATGAACCATCAGAGCGCATGATCGTCCCTGTCTGACCGGCGACGTAATTTGACGAATACCATGAGCCAACCTTGGCAAGCGTAATCGAGGCATAGTTGATAAACGCGTCGTTTATAAATATCTGACCGTTTACCGCAGCAAACGCCATCTGGTAATTCCCCGGGTCGCTACCGGTATAGATGCCAAACTGGTCAGCATTGAATGCCAGGGTAGACTTATATGCGCCGCCTGAAGGCTCAATGCCAATAGCCATTCCCGCACCGTAATACTGACCGCCTCGATTAATGCCGACACGTAAGGTGTACGACGCTTTAGCCACGCCGTTATCAGTAACAGTTGCTGTCAGTTTCTCATTCACCGCAGCACTTAACTCACCGTACTGAGCCTGAACCTGCGTCTCAAGTTGAGCCATAGCCTGTGAAACGTCAGCTACAGTTGTGCGGATAGTGATGATGTCAGCTCTGACCTCACCAAACTGGCGAAACTGGTGATCTACAGAAGCATCGCTGTTTAACGCGTTCTGCAGCATCCCTTCGATGTTGTTATCAATCTGGCCAGACAGGTTTTCAAATGCATCTGAATTCCTGATGGCTTCATCGATATACTCAAGCATCCCCGGAATATCTGATGACGCCTGACCAGATACCTGCACGAAAGGCGAGACGCCAAATGCGTTTTTGGTCCTGACGTACATATAGTAAGTATGGTCAGCCTTAAGGCCATGCAGCGTCCACTGTGAAGCCCGGCCAAGGAACTGAGCTTCGGTTTCAACAGCACCGATTGAAGTGGCTGGCACCTCTCCTGTGTACCAGAATTCAAATGTCGTATCAGTTGTTGCGCTGACACTCATTACCGGCACGATATCAGCTGAGAAGATGCCCGGATTCCACTGAATGAAAGAAGGGGCTGATGGAGCGCCAATTACTAGGCTGACCTGAGTTTCAGCACCCTTCATGCCATTCTCATTGCGACCACGGACACCCAGCGAGTAAATCCCTGCATCCAGACCATAGAAGTCATATCGGAACTGGTCTGTTTCGTACTGCGCAACAACCTTCCCGTCTGCGTTATAAACGTAGAGTTCGAACACGATCTTCTTGGTCAGCGTCGCCGTCTGCCAGGTTGCCGTGACCTGAATAGTCTCGCTATTTACGTTGATGATCCTCAGGTTTTCGATGTTCGGGACACGATATCCATTGAGGGTATCGTTAGGCGTTTCGAATACCGCCCCATCATCCACGATCGCTTGCTTGTTAGGGTCGAATAGCGTTGCTGAAATGCTGTAGACAGAGTTATTTTCGTCTTCAGATATCCCCATGACGCGAAACAGGCGGGTGGCAACGTCACCCGTCGAAATGACGAATATCGTTCCGTCTTTAACCCAGTTCGGCGCAGTGCGCAGAGTAATAATGCGCCCTGAAACTGAGGCGATCTGATAGCGGGTGAACTTACCATTCGAGCCCATAAGCGACATCGTGTCGCCGCCACCGGCCAGAGATGAAACGTCGGCATCCACAGTTATCACGGAGCCGCTGTGAGATATGATGCGTCCGCCAAGCCGGGTGGCAGCGTAATCATTATTCATAACCTCAATGACATCGCCTGGCATGAAAGCGATAGCATCGCGCGCCATCTTAAACGTGACTTTCTTTGTTTCCCGCTTGCAGGTTTCAAGCAGCCATTTACCGGCTCGGAAAGCCTGTCCGCGGGAGGTGCAGCCGAAAGCCTCCAGCGTCGTTTCGTTGTAGCCGTATCGGTCAATCATCTGGTCATCAGAGACGTATTCTTTGACCTGCTCCCATCCGTTGTTTGGGTCAGTCCAGGACACGACCACGGCGTTAAATCGCTCAGAACGCTTCATGGAGCTATATGTAAACAACCCATCGACGACATTCGCATTCGTGACTGCCGTCAACGGGTCCTGCGGGTAGTCCAGCATGATTGAGAAGCGCATGCCATCCCACAGAGCAATGCCGCGAAACATGCCTGCAATCTTGTCGAGAATGTCGCGGGCGCTGGATTGCTCAGTGATGTAAGCGTTCAGGGTGAAGCGTGGTTCTTTGCCGCCATAGCCATCATCGACAAGCTGATCGCAGAACTGAGACAGGATATAAAGGCTGCCATCATCAACATCGATGTAGCCTGCGCGGCGCGCCAGTCCATAACGTGTGTTTTTCACTAAGGCGCGAAAAAGCCAGGCGGGGTTATTGGTCCATGCGGATTTAAACCCGCCAGTCCAGATGCCAGTGTATGTTCTGGCTATCGGGTCATAGTTATCTGGTACATCGACAATGAGGCCTCGCAGATGATAGGTGCGAGTAGGTGTGTCGGTATACTGGTCGCGGTCAATCACTGCGCCCGCCACAGCCGCATAAGGATATGAAAGGCGGTCATCAGTGATTTCAGTAAAGCTGTTCCAGATAGTTCCATTGGTCATCAGGTCGCTTGAGCTGTCAGGAGTGACGCGACGCAGACGGATATCAAACGGCTTCTGCAGGGGGGCATCAATGATATGAGCCTCAAGGTACTCGCCTGATATTTTCCCGCTGATTGTGACCGTCTTCTGAATATTCCATGAACCGGCCGTTCCATTGCGCGTCTCGATGACCATGGTTACCGCAGTTTCGTGCTGGTTGCCCTTGGTATCCTGCTCCACCAGGCCAGTTACGCCGATGTTCATTCGCACCCGGGTCACATCAGTGTCGGTTACCGTGCGCACAAGAGGCGTGCTCTGGGTTACGTCTGTATTGACGACCGTGGTCGCTTCAATCGCGTCAAAGCCGGTGATCGGTGACTGATTTGCAGAGCCCGGACGCCATGCAACGCTGACGCCGTTAATCGTAACGTTACCGCCTGCATCAGTGACGGGCGTTTTATTCAGCATGAAAGAGGAAAGGTGGTTCTGGTCTACGGGCCCGTAAATCGGACCTTCTGAAATGAGATCGAGGACTTTCAGATACTGCTTTGATTTGAGGTTGTCGTCGATAAGTTTGGGAGTGCTTCCGCCACCGCCGCCTGAGCTCATGCTTTCACCTTAACTGATGGAAATATCCCAGTCCTGATTGTTGCTGGTATCAATACCGAGAGAGATAACGTTGCTGCCAACCACCATTTCGCCAATCAGTAGCGGAACCGGCCTGCCCTGCCCGATTCGGTTCTCAGCACTGGTGAATGAGTTGTTGGTAATGGAGTTTGTGTCCTGGTCTGCTGCACTCCGCGTCTTCATGTGTGAGGACATATAGAGTGAATAAGCGACAGAAGCGACCGTGACGGCCACCATGATCCAGACTGCAGCTACTGCGCTGATTGCCCCTTCAACAATCGGCACGAATAGGACTGTTGCGCCGTCTTTCAGGTGCCTGTTCATGTGGAATTCGAGGTTATCCTGTGACACATCACCGCCATCGATGCGAAGCCGCAGACGGGTTTTATAGAAATCGCGTTTGAATTCGGGACATTGAGCAAGCAGAAGGCGCAGGCCTTGCGAAGGTGTATCGACGTTCAGAGTGATTTGGCGGAAATGTCGTCGGAGATTCCCCGCAAATCTAAAGATGAGCATTGTTCATGCCTCCATATAGAGTGCGTCAGGCTTACGTAGGCTTGCCGGTAGGGCTCGCGGCGGCTGAGGCGCCCGGCCAGTTCGTGATGGAGTACGGTGTTGTCCCCGAGCCATAGCATTGCGTGGCAAGGGTCTGACTCAGGGAAGGCGCGCCGAATGATCACATCACCTGGCAGAATGTCGGCCGGAGTAACTTCGTAAAATCCGTTGGCAGCCATATTCTTCAGGTAGAGGTTTTCACCCCTCACCCACCATCCGTTAGTGCGCTCGAAGTCTGGCAGGTCGATACCGCACAGGTGGTAGGCGTCCCGGAAAAGCGTGTAGCAATCCATCACTCCATGTTCGAACCGGCGGCCCAGCAAATGCGGAACCGGTCGGAGCTTTCGAAGCCTGCCGGCGCTCGCTAGCCACCACTCAATCCCGGTAGAAATCTGAGCGACCCTGTCGGCAGCTGAAAGAACAAGTTTGGGCTCAGGGTGGGAATGAAAAACGGCGGTGATTTCTCCCGCCGCTTCCGCTCTCATCCAGTCTGTATCGCTTATGCGAAAGTTCCTCCCCGGATTGGGGTGCTGGTTATCACAGCGCATGAACCGATCGCCATCAACAATCAGGCCACATACTTCATCACGGGATAAAGCCGCATATGCCAGGCATTCATCTTCAATCATCAGGACACCTTTGAAGAGCCGGGATAGCCACCATAGGGAAGCGGTTCAGGTTTAGGGAATCTCATCCGGCAACCGGTGAGGTGCTTTGAGCACTTATCCCGTGACATGTCCGTGGTTGGGTTATCTTTCTCATCAGCAACCGGCCCGCCCGAATAACCACAGCCGTCGCCGCGGTACACCCATTGGCAAACATCCGCCAGGATGGTTCGCGCCGGTATGATGGCGTTATCGCAGTCAACCGGTGTCGCCAGGTTATAGGTCACGGTCTCGAATGTCTCTTCAACCATCTCCTCGATAACGTAACGAGATACAGCTTCCATGGTCGGGTCTGCATCTGCATTACCATTCGGGAAATTGACCGCGTCGAGGTGTTTTACCAGTACCTGCCGGCGCGTCACCACAGCCCCTAATGCATCATCGAAATCATGGTTGATGCCAGTGATAAGGCCGGTGATGTTAGCCACCTTCATCGTCGGGCGAGAATAGGTACCCTCTGACTTGGTTTCAAAACCCTCAACCGCGATCGGATAGGCTGAGTACTGTCGGCCCTGCCAGATTACGTCACCGTAATAGCCGTTCGTGCCTGCATGGAAGCGGATGACATCGCCGCCGAATGATTGCAGATCCACTTCGAACAGGTCGAGCATCGCGCCAACGCCGGAATCAGTGCTTTCGATGATCAGTTCTGCTGGTATATCTCTCATCTCGGCACCTGCTCAAACGTGGCGGTCAGCTCATGCTGATTGCCTGTCTTCTTCAGTGACCATGACCGGCACACATAGAGACTCTGCACGCCGGTATCCGATGGCGTCCAGTAGAACGCTTCAACAGCCATCCTTCCTTTCAGGAACGCATCGGCGGCTTTAGCCGCGTTAGGTCGTGAGCATTTGGCATCGTCGAAGCCAACGAAAGTCAGCTGGTACCGCCCCATTAACGGGTTGATACCCTTAACCTGCCGCTGCTCATAACCATCGCCCAGCTTAACTACGGCTACATCAGGCGTACGGTCGCCCGTGAAGCCCTTTTGAGGGCTCCATGTGAAAGTTTCTGGCATGGGTTATCTACCTTTACTGAGTAAACCTGAAGGCCGCTGCTGGTCTTTGATAGTGCGAAGGGCCACGGTCTGCATCATTTGCGCCATCTGCTTCTGCGTGGCTTCGTCAACGCCGCCAGTGGTTTGAATGTCGAAGTTGAAATTCATCACAAGCCCACCACCGGCACCGCCCCCACCGCTAATATCCCGGTTGCTGATTACCGATCCATTGTCGCCGGGAATCATGTACTGGCTGCCATTGCTGGCTTTGAAGATTTCAGGCTTACCGCCTTCACCTACCCGATACATGCTGCTGGCGTTGACGGGACCGCCGTGCTCGCGCATACCGGCCAATGACATTGTCTGAGCCGCTGTCATTGCTGTTGTGTAACCAGTTAATCCAGCTGCTGCGGCACCTCCTGAAGTGGCTATCGATGCGGCCATTGCAGCCGGAGAATACGCAGCAAGCAGCGTTGCGGCGGAGGCTGCGCCCATTGCGGTTGATGATGCCAGCGCTGCGGCTGATGTGGCCTGATTGGAGAGTATCGCCGCCTGCTGGGCTGTCTGACCGATGATTTGCGATTTAACCCACTCAAGACCCATCTGAACCAAACTACTAACTACTGAGTTCAGAATGGTGCTACCGATGTTGGCAAATGCCTCTCCAAGGCTTTGCGTGCCGTTAAGCAGGCCTGTGATAGCGTTTGACGCCCCGCCCTGAAGAGAGTCTATAGCGGTCGCAAGAAGTTCATTAGACTGACTCTGGCTACGGTAGATTTCCCATTGCGCGGCAATTCGCTGCTGCTCATACTCAGTATTAGCGGCATTCCGCAACGCCAAGCCCTGCTGCTCAGTAACTAATCTCTGTTGCTCGAACTGCTGTATGAGTGCGAGCTTTTGAGCATTTTGATTGGCAAGTTGCTGGACAGGATCGACAGTGCCAACGGCTTCCTGCACAGGCGAAACTGCCTGCTGCGCTCGGATTTTGGCAATATTGATCTGGTGTTGCTTCTCCAGTTGCTCAGCGGTTGCATCGGCCTGCTGCTGAGTGATTTTCTTAGCTGACAGCGCAGTCTTTAGATCCTCTAAATCCTGCTTGTAACTCGCGTTTTCCCGCGCTTCAGGCAGAATTTTTTCTGCCGCAGCTTGAGCGCGAATTGCATTAGATGCATCCCACTTAGCAGCAGCATACTCGCCAGCAAGTTTGATGTCTTTTTGCGTCGCGGCGCTGCCGAGAGATTGCTGTGCAGTCAGTATTGTTTGCTCACGGCTTAGCTGGCGCGTTGAATCCGCAGCCAGTTCCGATTGCTGCTTAAGGTTGGCGAGCTTTTGCGCCACACTCTCCGCCTGGTTGGCGGCCTTTTTCTGCTCGTTTGCCGTGGCTGAGGTTTCTTTTTTAAGCTCTCGCTGGGCTTTTTGACCATCGAACTCAGCCGCAGCCCTCTCACGAGCGAGTTTAACCGCAGCATCATCACCACCCAGCGCCCTGATTTCTTTTTCAGCTTTTAACTGAGACCTTTTCCTTTCGTCGATTTCACCTTCTATTTCTACCTGATCTAACAGCTTGTCCAGATACTCCTGAACTTTTGCCGGGCGTTGTACTTGAAGGCTTGATGAGTTGAATTTTTCCTTCGCTTTGCTTGCAAAGTTTATTGCCGAACCAAGTTGATTAATGAGGCCTGAAGCGACACCAGCCTCTTCTCCATCGCGTTTAAGCAGATCAATGCCTTGGGTAAAAGTGCCATTCATCTGCGCGTGCAGAATACCGACCTTACTGATTGTCTGACTCAGCTTTGTTTCAGCAGTATCGACTTCACCCGTGGCGATCGCGACTTTTCGACGAATACCTGCCAGCTTCGTTGCGTATCCACCCTCATAGCCAAACTTGCTTGCCAGCCCCTGATATTCGGCCTCTTCGGATTTGAGTTCAGTTACGCTTTCACGCAGGTCGTCAAGATTTTTGCCTTGGTCAATAATGGACTGTTGTGCCTTCGCAATTTCAGCACCCAACTGCACCTGACTCATTTCTTTCATGCGAGAAATTACGCCATCCAGCTTGTCGGCGAAGTCGATACTCTCCTGTTTGGCCTGCTGGGCTTTCTGGAAGAAATAGAACAATGCAGCGCCAGCAAGGAATGCCGCGCCAGCTGGACCACCTACCAGAGAAAGCGCACCACGCAACACTCCAGCAGAAGTTGAAGCTGCGCTTGCGGCAACTGCCGCCGCTTCTTGCGATGCGATGTAGCGGGCATTAGCTGCCGTTGCCACACCGGTTGCATCTGCGGCAGCAATCCTTGCGGCGCTAACCTGAGCCTCCGCTGCTGCGATTGAAGTTGCGCGCGCGGTTGCTGTAGCGGCCTCTGCAGTCGCCAATCTGGCATTAAGAGCGACTGATGCTTGCTGAAGTTGCGCCATGCGTGTGGCTGTAGCGATACGACCTTGCTCGGTGATTTGCGCGCGTAAACGCTGAGCCTCTAAAGCCTTCTCTGATTCAATCTGTTGGATATTCAGACGGATTGAGTTTGCTTCTGCCTGCGCCAGCTGCACCTCTGATGCAACTGATGCCTGCGTAGCCCGCATGGTTGCCAGGCGACCTTCTGCCAGTTGCAGTGCCTGAATAGTTGCTGCTTTCTCAACTTGCGTCAGGCGAACTTTGGCGGCAGCTTCAATCTCAGCATCCTTGGCTGCCACTGCTGCGGCTTTTGATGCAGCGACACTGGCAACCGTATCTTTCACCTTAGCAGCAGTCGCCATCGTCAACGCGGCTACGTAACGGCTCCCCATTACGCCAGCGAGTGCGATCAACGCACCGCTAAGGATTTCCAGATTTTCCGAAACAGCGATTACAGAATCACGGAAGCCTATCGCGAAAGATTGCACCGTTGTGTTCTCGCCAAAGAACTTGGTTATGTTGTTGCCTGCAACGAGCAAGCCTTTCGAAATGCTGACGGTCGTTTTAGCAAATTCCTGACCGATTTTATCGCCTTGAGACAGTAGACCATTGACGATTACATCGGTGGTTAGTTTCCCCTGCGCCGCCATTGCTCGCAGCTGACCAAGGCCAACGCCTAAAGAGTCCGCTAGCGCAATCGCCAGGCGGCTACCCTGCTCTGAAACAGAGTTGAATTCTTCGCCGCGCAGAACGCCAGAGGCGATACCTTGTGAAAGCTGGATGATTGCGTTTTCTGCTTCCTGAGCTGTGGCGCCGGAGACAGCAAAGCCCTGGTTAATGATGGTAGTGAGGCGGGTTAAGTCGCGCGCGCTGGTATTGTATGCCCGGGTGCCGCGCTCAAGTCTCGAATACAGTGTTGCGGTTGCGTTCAGGCTGGATTGCGTTGCCTGCGAAATGTCGAATATCCGCCGCATCACATCGACCTGCTGCTCACCGGCACGCAAGGAGTTGGATAATTTGTTGTTCAGCTCAGTCCATGCATCGGAATAGCTGGCAATCTGCTGAACTGAAAGCGCCGCAATTAATCCCTTGGCAACGCCAGTGAGGGATGACATGGTGCGCTCCATTGAACCAACTGAGCGCTCTGTGCGATTAACGCTGGCCTCCAGCCTGCCCATGCTGCCGCCCATTCCATTAAGCGCTGCATCCACTTCGCGGCGGGCTGCCAGCAGTCGAGCGGTGTCCATATCCACTTCATAGATGATGCTGCCTGCGTTTAAAGTGCCTGCCATTTACCTTTCCTCGGGCAATAAAAAACCCCGCCTGAGCGAGGTTTGTAATTTCATTAGGTTGTTCAGCCTGCTTTGGCTAGCCTTCTCGCTTTTTTGGCGAGATAGTCATCAGCCACGGCATCGTACTCGTCCCGAGTGAATCCTTTTTGGTCGGGGTATTTCGCTGCCAGCATGTGTTGGAATTCAGTCATCGTCAGCTGCTCGGCCTCTTCGCGGCTGATGCCGAAATGCGTGCGTGCCGCGCTGATGTACTCAAACGCGCTGAATTCAGTGGTGGGCGTGGTGCTTTCATTGCGCTGCAGCTGGCGAACTTTGGCCTTACCGATGATGCCGTGCGTGATGAGCGATTGGGCAATCAGCAGAATTTCGAAATCACCCATCTCTCCGGCGCGACGCTTGAATGGCTTTCCTCTTGCCTTTGCAGGTCGAAACTCGCCAATAAGGGGTGACAGGTCGTCTTTGCTGCACGCCTCCATCACTGTGATTGCTGCCATCAGCGCGCGCTTGCCGTATGTGCTCGTGCGTATGTGTTCAACCAACCAAGCGGGTATATATCCATATGCCGTGGCCGCGCGCTCAATCAGCGGCGTCACTTCATCGCTGTGCAAATCGGCAAAGGCTTGAACGATTTCCTGCGGTTCGCCGATGCGCATCATGTTGGCGAACGACGGGCGAAACATGTAATCGGCCCTATTGGTTGAAATCATGCATTCGCCAATCTCTTTCATCGGGGTCATAGCGTAATCCTGTAATAATCATTTTCGGGGCCACCAAATGGAAGCCCCTGAAATGGCAATTACGAAGCGGTAACGGTTACTGCTGTAGTGCCAACCTTCGCGCCGTCAGTGGTGGTGAAGGTCGCGCTGCCCGTGCCAGCTGCCACGCCGGTGATAAGGCCGGTGGTGCTAATGGTGAACTTCGATGTGTCAGAAGATGCCCAAACGCCGGTTTTATCGGTCGCATCAGTGGGTGATACAGCTGCCGAAAGCTGACGCGTCGCGCCAACAACCACAGATGTTGTTGCCGGAGTCAGTGCAACGCCGGTTACAGGCACTTCATTGTCAGTGTCGGTAACCTGAATGGTATCCGCTGCCGCCACCTTGAACTCGGTGGAGAAGGTGATGATATCGTTGGTGCCGCCATCAGAACTCAGCGCGTTAATCAGCATGTAGCCGGTGAAGGTGACCGGACCGAACTCCATGCGAACCCACAAAGTTGGCTGGCGAGTCGCCTGAATCTCGGTATTGAAATACTTGATCAGTCTACCGACGCCGTACTGGTCAAGCTTATCGTTGCGACGGACTTCACCTTCAAACGAAATGGTGAAGTCAGCGTTGGTCACAATGTTTTCAACATAGCCTTTGGTGTCATCAGCATCGGACGTCACGCTGTTCGGCGAGAAGTCGAAACCTTTACTCGTACCAGCGGCCAGAGCTTTCCACTCCGACTCTGCCGGAACTGTGTCGGCACAACCATCGGCTACTTCGAGCACAATGGCTCTACCGAACAACTTTGTGTTGTCCGTTGGGCAATTTGCTGCCATGAGTAATTCCTCTTTGAAGTTATCGGCTATTCGCCGTACTTGATTGCAAACTGAAGCCGATAAACAAGGCGGCCTTCGGTTGTTAGAACTGGCGACGGGATGCCGCCGAAGTTTTCGATATAGCCGAGACAGCTATCTGTAATTGAGTTGTGCTGGATACTGCTGATTATCTGCTGCACGCGCTCATCTACCACGCCGTTGCCACCTTTAGAGCCAATCACGTCAACCAGCACGTAATACTCAGCTCCCTGCTCATCACGAATGGCGCTACCGCCGCTTGGCCTGAACACCATGAATGAATCGGCAGCCTTGCCAGTGTCATTCCACGTCAGCAGCTGCGTGATGAATCCAGTGGTTAATCCGGCATCTACGAAGTGATTGCGAACGCGCGTATGCATTGGAGGAATCAAAATGACATCTCCTTCGCAATTACCCGATCAATCACATCGCGGCTTTCCTCGAGTCCTTTGTTCAGGAACTCTTTCTCCGCTGTTGCGCGGCGGAAGCGTTGAGGGTTTGCCGGGTCGTGAACATAGGCCGCATAACTCGCGGTGTAACCCACGCGCCCCGTGATACGAGCGCCGTTAACAATGATTTCGCGAAACTGACTGTTGAGCAGGTATGACGTGTCGATTGGCGTGTAAATAGATGCCTGAGCAGCGCCAATGACCATCGCACTGGTTAGCGCGCGAACAATGCGCCTGTCCTGAATATTATCGATAGCCCGGTTAACATTGCGCGTGACCTGCTTGATTCCTCTTACTTTCACGCTCATAGCTATGCTCCGGTCAAAATGGCAAAGTCGTCCGCCGATCGCTCGAACGTATCCGCGTAGCGAATCGCCTGCATCACTTCATCCGCACCGGCATTAATCGGGTTGAGTTCAGTAGAAACGCCAATAAGGATGTAATCGCCGGTATCAGCCAGCGCGTATTCAGTCCAGATTGTGTTCTTGACCACCTGCTCGCCGCCTACTGCCCCTAACCGCTTGCTCAGACCACCCTGATAGTCGCAGGCAATCACCAGCGGCTCAGACCAGCCAAGAGAATCGCCGTACTCATTCAACCCTAAAGGTTTCCAGATGGTCGCCTGAGCCGTGTATGACCAACTGGCTAAAGATGACATGTCATTCCCTCCAGCTGATTACAGTGGGCTTTTCAGCAGCGATGCGAGGGCAGTTAATCCGCCACTCGCCAGCCTCATTAACGTATCCGGTAGACTGAGCGCCGGTATCTGTTTTAATCCACACCCGACTGAAGGCCTTGGGTAGCCTTTCCGATACAGGAATCCACATCAGCAGCCCCCAACCACGTCAAAGAACCCAACGCTGCTGCCTACATCAATCGGCAATGATGACGTACAGTCAGACGTATCCAGCGCGGCGAGAGTGTTGCGCATAGTCTTCACATCACCGCTGTAATCGAATGACCGGGACGCCCCTGAAGGCGCTGACTGTGATTTGATACGCTGGCTGTATGCGGTGATTGCCATCAACGTCACGGCGTACACCTGAATAAGCATCAGATCGCATTCATCGTAGCCAGCCGCCTCCAGGCACATGCTGATACTGCCTAACTTGCACAGATAGACATCAATCATGAAGTCCGGGACGGAGTAGCCCAGCGCAGATAACTGCTGTTTAACCTGCGCTGCTGTTATCTGCACTGCCATGGTTACTTATCCTTTTTGATTGCGGCTGTCAGCGATGCTTCAGCTTTATCTGCACGGTCATTTGCGGCAGCAAGCTCAGTAGCATGAGCTGTTTTCAGCTGCTCCAGCGCGTCGGCATGCTCTTTGTCTTTTGCTTCGGCTGCATCATGAGCTGTTTTCAGCTGCTCCAGCGCGTCATCGAGTTTCGATTGCAGTACCGATGTGTCCGTGCTTACAGGTGCAGACGGTGTAGCCACTTCGAATGTCAGCTTCTCGCCTTTCTTCTCGCTGGTTTTCTCCGCCTTGCCCTGCGCGATCCACTTTTCAGCAACCGAATCATCTACGTCATAAACCTGACCAGCCTCCAGTTTCTGGAAGCCGGCACCGGCAAAGAGGTTTGAAGCCAATACCTTTACGAGTGCCATATTTTTTCCTTAGCTCGAAGCGTGAATAACAGAGTACTTGTTGTTGATGTCCTGCTTAACCATCAGGCCCATCGCACCCCAGGTGCGCCAGATATAATCGCTGTTGTAGAACGGGCGCGGGTCGGCGACGGTGCCGATAGCCTGTCCGACGATTGGAGCAATGACGCCTGCAGTCAGTGGCACAATCAGGATTTCGTTACCTGACAAGCCTGCATCTTCTTTAATTGCTGCGATGCCAGATAACTTCAGGAGCTCTTCCAGTACAGTACGGGTCGCATTCACGTCGTAGTAGCGCTCAAAATTCGACATGATTTCTGCCGATACGTACCACGTCTGCGGTGCATACTGACTGTTGGTCACGCGGACCACATCACGCAGGCCGATCGCATTGGTGCGCAGCGCTACCGGATCGGTGCTGGTTGCGAAGTTGAAGGTCAGAGTCACCTGAGCAACGCGCTCGTCAGCCTTCAGGCCTTTCCAGGTCAGGCCGTCAAACTTGACGTAGTTGCCTTCAGGATCGCGGAAGCCGTTGAACATGTAGTCAACGTACTGACGCTGCACATCTTCAACAGAGCCGCTTTGCGCATCAGCCTGAGACTGGAGCGCTGACGGGCTGTTGAAGATTGGGTCACGCCAGGTGAACTTGAAGCCTGAGTCATGCACCGGAACCATGGTGCCGTCAAAGGTGTAGCTCTTAGCATCCAGAGCCGCGCCAATCTGACCGGACATCGACGTATGCGCCCAGCCACGACCGCCGGTACGAGCATAATCGTAGCGTGACTGTTCAATGCGCACTGAACGAGACAGCGGCATCAGGTCATTCAGCAGAGTAAACTGAGTGGTTGGCTCGAATTGGGCCAGAACGGTGGTATCAAAAGCGCGATACAGGCGGCGGATATCGTCAACAGCATTGACGGCATCCAGGCGTCCAGCATCTTCACGAATGCCACGCACGCGACCGAGGAAATCGGCAGCAGCCTGAGCACCCGCATTACGCGCCATTTGCAGTTCGGCAAACTGAGACTGGTTAACCTCGAGGTTTCCAGTGCGTTCGCCCAGGGAACGGGAAAATACAAACATTCAGGTGCTCCTTACTTGATCACAACGCGCAGCAGGTCACCTGCAGCGGCGGTATAGGCTTTGTCTTCTTCTACAAAGCAGCGAATGGACTCGTCAGCGGCTTGCGCTTTAACCTGCCCATTAGCGATTGAAAGCGGCTGACCTTTTTTGTAGGTGCCGGCCGCCGCGCGTACGTTCAGGAACATGCCCTGCATTGGCTGGATACCCACGACCAGTTCGCCTGCAGGAATGCTGTCATCAACAGTCAGGCAGCGCAGATAGTCGTAGTTGGCGACATAAAGAATCGCTTCTTCATTACCATTAACCGATGCAGTGAATTTGCCCGCATCAAAGAAACCGATAGTGCCAGGCTTGGTGGCTGCTGCCGCGGCACCTTCACGATTCAGGAGCGGATTAGGGAATACACCGCCCGCGTGAATTACATGCTTTCCATCTTTAGCCATCATTTACTCCGGCATTTCGCTGAATGATTGATTTGAGTTAGCCTGGCGGAATGAGCCATTCAGGCCGGTAGTGGTCTGGCACTGAGCGTAAAGGCCATCGAGCGCTGCACCATCGAGGGCATTGACCGCCAGATCGTCCAGGCCAAACTTCGCTTTCACGGCATTGCGCTTTTCGCCCTTTTCTTTGTCGGCGTTAGCGTTGATTTGGGTGTTGATTGCCGACACCTGCTCACTCAGAACCTTGGCCCAGCCCGGCATCTCTTCAGAGTTGGTCGCTTTCTCTTTGGCCTTCTTATCGTCAGCCTCTTTCTTCTCCCGGGCGGCTTTCTCTTCCGGAGTTTCTGTTTTTTCAGCGGCCTTTTCGGCTGCCATCTGGTTATATGCGTCCATCAGTTCCGCATCGGTTTTGCCATCAGTCGGCTTACCAGCAGCTTTAAGCGCGTTTACGATCAGGTCTTTCATCGGATTGTTTTCTCCGTTGGTTTTAATTTCGTACTCAGTAGGTTTGCGCACGACTTCTTGTGGTTCGCCGACGAATTGGGCTACGCCGTCATCATCGATGAGGTACTTCTGCTTGAAATAGCGGGTGTCATCCCGGTAGATGAATGTGTCTGGCCACACCGTTTCAGGCCATAGCCAGTTATCATCTGTACGACCTTCGCGAAGCTTGTCGCTGAGGGCTCGCTGGATGTCGTCGAATGAGAAGTTTGAGGCGTTGGTGAAGTAGAATCGGGTCTTGTTGACCAGCCCTTCCTGAGTGCAGTTGGATGCAGACGCCAGGTCTACTGTTTCGGTTTCGACTTCTTCAGTGGAGTTATCCGCATTAACGAAGATGCCAACGCCATCATCAGGGGTCGCTGCGCCGGGCTCATCAAGAAGGATGGCCACATGGTCAAAACGCATGTTGCGCGCCACCCATGAGTAGCTCTTACCCTTCGACTTACCTTTGTTTTGCTCCCGGCTTAACAGGAGGCCGGTAGAGACATGGATTGGCTCAGCGGTTGAGTTGGCCTGCATCTCTTCAATGCGTGTCAGCACGCGCTTGCCGTTCTCAGTAGCAGAGGCGTAGCGCTTATTGATCTTCATATCCATGACGACACGATCGCCATCTTTGCGGACATTCTCAGCCCATGCCCCGACGTGGAATTTGTTCACCGCGCGTGGGTTGCTGGCGCTGACATACTCATTCCCGATCTTCGGGTGCTGCAATGGCATTGGGTTTCCCTCAATGCTCATATAGCTTTTGTTAATTTCCGTCGCCGGGTACAGGCCGCCATTCATGACAACGTCATCCACGACAGGCACAACGCCACGAATGACGATATGCTCGTCACCGTCGATGGTTTCGGTTGAGATGTTTGCAGCATTAATGGCGAGGGAGCGTACATGAATGCTGGACAGCTTCATGATCGGGCCTCATTCTTAAATGGGTTTATAAACTTCAACTCAAGGAGAAAGATGTGAAGAGATACAAGATTGTTTTTAATGGCAAAGTGAATGGCACTCACCAGCCACTAGATGCATTTATTGATGCTGCTTCAGCTCCATCTGAAAATGATCCAGATGTGATTAGAGCAGCTATCACTGAGCTTTCTAGAACCTTTAACGGTGAATCAAAACAAGTAACGCTAGAAGTCGAAATCACAGCAGTACTGCCAGTACCGTGACACTCAAATGCTCTCCCAAGCCTTGCGCTCTGCGGAGAGCTTATCAATCAAGCCGGTATTAACCACTTTGCCACTATCATCAAGAATGACCGGTATCTGGCTGCAGTAGCAGTGATAGCGGTTACCATTCTCGGCGTAGAAGGCTTCAGCCTCTTCAGTGGTGTAGGTCCTGCCATGCCTGGCTGCGTGCCAAGATCGTGTTGTAGGCTTGAGCGCCGATAGCCAGAGGACTGCAGTATTCAGCCCTAACCTTTCACGAGCCCAGTCAGTTTCCTGCCATTGTGCCTTGCGCAACGCTCCGACCTGCTCTGTCTGCGCCATGTTCTTGGCCCGAGCCATTGAGACGTCGAGCCGCTTACTGATGATGCGAGCAGTTTCTTTTGGGTTGATGCCGCGGCCAATTGCATCTGAAATCACATTAGCCAGGTCACCACGCGCCCGGTCAGACTCAAGCAGCCAGTCGCTGTACGTCGATACGTACGCTGCTGCCACCTGATTCTGGTATGCAGCCGAACTGAGTAGCTGCTGAAGCGTCGTCTGCTGCTCGTAGATGGGCGACTGCACCGACAGATTGGTGAAAGCCTGATGAGTACCGCGCTCATACTCCGCATCAACGTACTGCAACGCCCATAAGCTGTTACTGCCGCCTTCCAGCAGGTAATCATCAAGGATGAGCTGGACGCGCTGCAGCAGGTCAGCCAGTTGGGGTGCCGACATGTCGTAGATGTACGTGCCGGCATTCACCTGATAAATCACATTGCCATGCACTGCATAGCTCTGCGTGTTGCTCTCCCTCTCCTGCCCGGTCAGGCGCTCATCGAATAGCTTCTTCAGCGCCACCTTAATCTGGTAGTAGCGATTCTCGATGTCACGGAACATCCGGTTAACGGGTCGTGCGGATTGGGTAGGGTCAGCTTTGTTGCGGGGTACTATTGGCGTCCCGATTCGGGTTTGCGCTGTCACCTTCATCTGTCAGCGGGTCCTTATCGGTTAATTTTTTGTTTGGGTCAGGTGTGGCTGGCGCTTTACGTGGTTCAAGTTCGCCAACTGTCCGCACCTCATTTTCGTCAACGGCTGGGGTGCCGAATGCCTGCTGAGTGTCTTTGGCTACTGCGGCCATTGCCTGCATGTTGGCGATCTTCTCTTTCTCACTTGGTGCGAGTAGGTCAGACCATGCCAGAGATACTTCACCTGATGCTGGAGAATCAATAACACCTAGATTCCAGAACCGCTCCAGCAGCATTTGAACTACTGCCGTCTGGAATCCCCAGCGGCGACCGTTGCAACGCTTAGCCCAGTCAGCTTTATCCTCATCAGATGCCAGGCGTCCGGTTTGCTGTCCAAAGAGAATGGTGAACGGGCATTGAATTGATGAGGAGAACTCATTCGCCGTGACCGTCCAGCTTGGTGCAGGGTCGGCAGCGGCAACTGACAGCACTGATGTGGTGCCTGACTGTGTGACGAGAGCAGAATCAGTACCGCGATTCAGCTTCATCATCTTGTCGTTCATTGCTTCGCCGAGGTTTTCATAACCAGCTTCTTTCGCCATATTTGCGATCGCCGCCATATCTGTCTGAGCATCAAAGCTGATACCCAGTTGGCGGCTGGCGTTCTTCAGAAAACCTTCTGCGCTACCACCGGAAATCTTTTCGAGGTCCAGTAGCTTGTTATAGCCAGCGCGCAGGAATGGCACGCCGGAAAGCATGTTTTCATCTTCCGAGCCTTCGCAGAGGATGATGACTCGGTCGGGATGGACAGTAACGCTGCGCACGGGCCCGTAACTGCCATCATCACCCACTGGCTGCTCGTTGAACTGGTAGTTCACGGGTTCACCATAGGTTTGCGACATGGTGTCCGTGTCGAAGTTGCCCGGCTTAATCTGTGATTCCCACGCAGGGATGAGTTTGACGATCGCCTTATCGCGCAACCGGGAAACAACGGCGGCGTCCACTGGTTCTTTCCATTCGCGCCCATCTTTAAACTGGATGAGCAGCGCTGAATATCTGCCAACCAGATTGCGGCGGTCAGCATCTTTGATTTTCGCCCAGTGCTTGCTCAGTAACTTGGTTGCAGCCTTTTCCCAATCAGTGGTTTCCGTTGATTCCTTGTTTTCGGCACCGTCGATAATCGTCGGCTTATCCGTCCAGCATGACTCCAGCAGCTTATGCACGGCGGCATATGCGACAGGGTTACGCTCATAGGCGCGGTAATACTGGTCGAAGCCAAGTTCATCGGGATAACCGAATTCCTCGTACAGCTTCGTGCGTTTGGTGTTACCGGGCTTTCCGGCATACATCATGCGCTGGCGCCCTATCTCATGAGCGAGGGCGTTCACCAGGAATTGTTCCCCGTTGCTTAGTTCACTCACTGATGAGCTCCTTAGAAGAATATTGCGCCGGTCTGTTTGTGATTCGTTTTCGCCACAGCAAAGTAGCGGAACGCATCAGCGCCGTGCGATGTGAAGTCGTGCAAAGGCTTGTCTTTCCAGCAGCCGCGTTTGTCGTCCCACTCCTTGCGATAACCCTCAAGATGAGAGATGCCCTGCTCGCATTTGGATGCGTCAAAGGCGCACTTAGGAAGGATTTCGCGCACAGAGTCGATACCGGTATCAACACCAAGCTTTGGTGCGACCCTGAAGCGGATTGAATAATCCTGACCGTCGATTTCAAAGCCTTCTGCCGCTATCTGCTTGCGGCTCTTGCCATCCCCGGCAAACTCCCGGTTATCGATATCGTGCGGTGCCCAGTGATCGCCATACTCATAGCCGCGGTCTTTCAGCACCTTCATGTAGTGCCTGAGTCCTTCACCACTGTTCTCGTAGTAGTCGATGACATGGAACTCATCACCAACCTCACGAATGAACCAGATGGCGGTGGAGTCACCTACGCCGATATCCCAGAAGGTGTGAACCATCTGATGAGAGTTATCAGGCAACTCACCAACACGCTTATTCGTGTAGAGCCAGCGGAACTGCTTAGCGTAGTAAGCCCCCTCAACCGACTGCTCGAATGCTTCAGCCGGTATTGATGGGTACTCACGCTTCATGTCATCGCCGAGAGTCTTCTCTTTGGCGTAGTACCAAGCTTTCTGGCGCTCATTGACGACTACGCCGTGCTTGGCTTCCATCTCAGCGAAGTAATCAACCAGGCGCTGCGGTAATGGCTCTACCGGGTCAATTGCATACTGCGGATTCTTCCACCAGGAGAAGAAGAAAAACTTCCAGTCGAGATTTGAAAGCGCCTTACCCTGCAATTGGGCTTTCTCAGCAGTCTGGCAGTAATCAAAGAAGTAACTGGCCCGGCCCTCTGCGGTGCTCTCAATGGTAGTGAAGCAATCGCTGGATACCGCTTCAAACGCACCAGTGACAATCTCACGAGCTTTGTCGGGGAACTTGGCGCATATCTTCCCGAACTCGGAAACGTGCAGGAAACGCAGCGTACCGCCACGGAATGAGGTGCTGACGTAGAGTGACCCGCCCTTTTTGAATACCAGCTCTCCCGCCGAATCATTGCTCGCCGGATTGGCCGCCCTGATTTCTGCTGGAAGGCGGTCGTAGGCGTATTTAACCTTTTCGCGAAACAGGCGCCGGGCATCGTTGAGGGTGTGTGCAATGAGCGCGCATTTGGCAGACTCGAAGAGCGCCGCATCAAGCTGGATGATGCACACCTCTGTCGTGAACCCTAACTGGCGCGCCTTCAGGATGATGTTGCGAGTGTGGATGCCTTCGAAGTATTCGCGCTGCTCTGGCGTCATCCGGAATCGCTGAGGCTTACCCTCTTTGTCGGTGATCCAGTACAGATTGTTCAGCCGCCAGTCTTTATCAGCCAGCATCTTTAAGTGCTCAGGTTTCATTAAGCCCCCTGAGACAATGAATCCATCAGGTTAGACACGTCATCGACCGTCTTATTGCCTTCCTCGCTATCGAGGTTGTAGGCCTTACGCTCGGCGTTAATCACCTTAATCTGAGCATCGACGCCAGCAGTGATAGAGCGTGACATTGATGCGTGATTTTCTTCGGTGATTTCAGCATCCTCGAGGAAGTCGCGGAGCTTATTGGTAATGCCACGCCATGCTGCTAATCCTTCACGGTGAGCCAATACCACTGAGGCCGCCTCATCAGCAGCCTCTTCGATAATCTCTTCATCAGTACGCACTTCTTTCTGCGTACCGGTTATGCGTACTTCACTGCGTACCAGTTTTGTTTTGGTGGCCTCTCTCACTTTCTCTGTGAGATTTCGCTGCCAGCCGTTCTGCTTGGCTCGCTTGCGTATGCCGCCTTCTGTTACGGAGTGCTTATCAGCTATAGCGCGTATGGACAAAGAACCAGCACGGTAAGCCGATTCGATGGCCTCCCAATCTGGTGATGCCATAATTTATTCCTACTCAGGTGATTTGTTTTTTTGCTTCTAAGTAATCGAAGGTGATTTCCAGCAACAGGCTGCGCAATACGTAATCTTCATCTGCTCCGGGAGAGAATTGCGTCAGGCGCCTTTGCAACTCTTCAATGACTTCACGTGACTTTGCCACATGCTCTGTCATGTCGATGGTTAGCGTCAGGGGTCCGATTTTCTTCATGTGTAAACCACCTATTATTCGACGTCTAAAATCTCTGCCATGCACTGGAAATGAGGAGACTCAGTTGTGTGAGTCACATCCAGATCGCCTTTCCCATCCTTCACGTCATAGGTGCGGGAGTATTCACCTGCAGATTTTCCATTGAAGCTGTCGCGGACAATTTCTTTGCCACCGCGACTAACAGTAACCTCAGCTGTTGATGTTTGAAGTCCTACGTCAGATGCATATTCGAGCCCGCTGACAGTGAGTCGAATCTTCATATCGCCTCCAATAAAAAACCGCCCGTAGGCGGCATGATTTACTGCACATCTAGTTAATCACTAGCAGAGCTTATGAACTCTTTAGTTCCCACTTTCCAAGATCCACGCTCAACTAAGTAAGGCTTTCTTTGGTCCTCAAGCACATTTAATGCGTCCTGCTCATTTGTGTAGACTCCTATCAAGTGCCAAGGATCTAGTGAATAGCACGCCCAGCATAATACCCATCCAGGATTATTTGGATCGGGTGGAAAGCCTTTATCGTCAAACATGACAACCTCCAATTCATTAGTGGAAGTTGCACATTAGCGCTAGGATTAATCTGAGTGAAGCTAAATTAATCATCATCAGGCGCACTCGAAAATGCGCCTTGTGATGATTACAGCAGTGGGCTACACAACGCTCCAGTGCTCCTAGGCTGACGACCAAAGACGTTAATTTTCTCTCGTAAGCTTTCGCTAAGCATTCGCTCGACGATTCGCCACTCAGCCTTTACCGGGGTAGCTGGCGAGGTTGTTGCGCTAACGACGTAGTCCACCACCCTCCGTAAAGCGCTTAGCGTTCGCCCAATGAAGTTACTGTCGAAAGATAGAGATGCGATAAAGGACCAGCAACATGAAAGGATGCCCTGAAAGCGATTTTTGAATTGGATCATTTATTACTCCTGAATGATGGGTTATTTACACTGCTCGTTTATGTACTGCTGCAATCCGGCTATTTGCTTTCCGGCGATTTCGATTCGCTCTCTGAGGGTGAAATAATCCCGTTGAGCGGAGTCAGTAAGTCGGGGGCTGACTGCATCATCCACGCTGGCGGTACCGGTGGCGTTGACCGTTGGGCATTTTGCGTTGAGGCGCAGCCCGCACTTACCAGAACTAACGCACTGCTGAAGAGCATCAAGCTTGGCTTTAGCATCAGCT